GACCAGCTTTCTTTTTAATGTTCACCGATGTGGTGCCAATATCTACTGGAAGTGGAGATCATCATTTGGAAGGCATCGGGGACAGGAAAGAAGAACAGAAGCGACGAAGGTTGGAGATGGAAGCATTGGCTTTGTTGCTATTGTTGCAGAAGTGACCAGGGAGAATCGAAGGTGATCATGAGCAAGCTGAGACATGGAAACAAGTTGATCCCCAGTACCATAGATGATGTAGAATTGGGACTGGCATTGGAAGAAAGATTCCTGATCATTTGCAAACTTTGGATGAGAGTGCATGGAACTGAGTTGCCCATTCCTGAATCCTTGAGCAAGGACATATATCATTGGAGGCAGATGCGAGTACGTCACAATCACAATGATTTTCAGCACACAGAATCAGAGAAGATTTCAGTAAGACATGTTGCTCAATGGTCGGTTGACATAAATTGTGAGTTGCGGAATCAGGAAAGAGTTGTCATTGATTGGGGAGATGCACAATGAGCTATGCTTCATTTTTGTTTGGGATTTTGTTGGGTGGTTTCATTGGTGGTAGTTTTAGTTTCATTTTTGGGGTGGCTTATGGAACCAAGATGATTGAGGCCAAGGAAGGTGAAGAGTGGAAGAAGATCGTCATGGATTCATACAGTGAAGAACCAGAAGAAGAAGGGGAAGATTGGCGTTCTTCTTTTTCCAGGAATTGAACAAATGGCTTTGCAGAACAACCGTCCCAGATTGGCAGAAGTTTCTTGTTCCAGGATCAAGTTCGAGCCTGGAGATAGAATCTTGGTTCGTACTCATCACAAGTTGACTCAGGATGAACAGAAGAAGCTGAAGAAGAGTATAGAGAAGTGGGCTGGTGAGCCCATTGAAGTTCTGATTGTAAACTTATCCGACATGGACATATCAATTGAGCACAGAAGACAAGGCATCATCGAACGCTAACACTTATCGAGAGACTTTGCCCGATGATGAATCATTGGCTTTGTTTCTGTCTGCGTTGAGAGATTTTGATAAAGCATTCTGTGATGCTATTGCTGCTGAGACAGATTTTACTTTGAAGTTGGAAGTTCACGGGAACAAGGGACAGATGATCCATGCTCGTGTGCAGACGGATGGATTTCGCCGTCCATCTGGGGTGGAGAAGCGTGTTAATGACAATGGATCTAAAACCAGAAAATCAGTTGATAAATCATATAGGAAATAGTTTCCTTGTGTGATACAAAGTATAAAGTCTAAACGTCTAGGCGTGATTCAAGCTGCGGCGTAGATCTGATTCATCATGGATGAATTTCATTCTTCGGTGCAGTTTTCTTTTTAGGAACACGCCATCATGAGTAAAAACGTCACATTTTTTTTGGGGCCAGCCACAGGCTTGGCATCCAGGACGTTGGTTGTTACACGCATGAGTCGGGCGGGTGACGATTCTCCAATTACTCCCACATACAATGTTGATGAAGGTGCAGCGGCAGAAACGGCAGTTGTTCCATTGCCCGACAATACGATGTGGCAGGCAGTTCTAACTGATGTAACATCTACGGGTGAAACGTTGACTATAGATGTTTTGAATTTTCACACGGGCAGTCTTCTTTTTGGTGGACCGAAGTCAGGAGATAGATTGCAAGTCTTGTACATGGAAGACTTGTCATCGTCCAGTTCGTCTTCACAATCGGGTTCATCATCCAGTTCTAGCTCAAGCAAGAGCAGTCAATCAAGTAGTTCATCTAGTTCCAGTATTACAAGTTCGAGCAGTTCATCTAGTTCTACATCGTCATCGAGTCAATCCAGTTCCAGTAGTTCATCCAGTTCCAGCAGCTCGTCGAGTTCTGCATCATCATCCAGTTCTAGTAGTTCATCCAGTTCCAGTAGTTCATCCAGTTCCAGTAGTTCATCCAGTACAAGCTCTTGGAGTTCATCGTCTAGCTCATCGAGTTCCAGCAGTCAGTCGAGTTCATCTTCGAGTTCCGGATCATCCAGCAGTCCATCTAGCTCGTCATCAAATTCTTCTAGTTCGAGTTCATCATCATCGAGCAGTTCAAGTAGTTCGTCGTTGTCAAGTTCTTCCAGTTCATCATCTTCATCGTCTTCATCTTCATCGTCAAGTTCATCCAGTTCACAATCCAGCTCCAGTAGTTCTAGTTTCTCATCATCGTCATCGAGTAGTCAATCAAGTTCATCTTCGTCAAGTTCATCTTCGTCAAGTTCATCTTCGTCAAGTGCTACGAGTTCCAGTAGTTCTAGTTTCTCATCATCGTCATCGAGTAGTCAATCGTCGTCAAGTAGTGAATCGAGTTCAAGTGCTACAAGTTCATCATCCTCGTCAAGTGCTACAAGTTCCAGTAGTTCATCTTCGAGTAGTTCAAGTTCATCGAGCAGTTCATCAAGTGCAACAAGTTCATCGAGCAGTTCGTCACAATCGTCACAATCGTCAAGTTCAAGTTCATCGAGTAGTCAATCAAGTTCAAGTTCGTCAAGTAGTTCGTCAAGCAGTGAAGGATAGATAAATGGCAGAACGAAAGAACGTTGATCTGGGTCCACATACAGATGGCGGTGTAACAGAATATGAAGTCCAGTCTTCTGCCATGGCAGAACAGGCTTTTAATACTGTGATTCGTTTTATTAAAAGGGGTCAGGTTGGCAGCGTTGATCAATTCAGGGAAGTGGTAGAGAACAACGTCAAACGCCTTCGAGTCAAGTTGGGACGAAGAAGTCCCGTGGAAGGTATTCCTGATGGCAGTGATCAGGTGGATGTTCAATCGTTGGTTCAGTGGGCGAACAAGATACAACCCAACGATCGCAAGGCTTCGATTCAGTTGGGAACTATTGCAGCGACCATTGGCGGTCGGTTTGCATAAACATAGGTAGAGTCAAAACAATGCTAATTCCGAAACCAAACAGCGGTGAAACAAAAGATGCATTTATCAAACGATGCATGCTTGTGATCGCTGGTGAATATCAGAACATGGAACAGGCTTTGTCTGTTTGCAATGCTGCTTGGAGAAAATCAAAGTACGGTGTCAACGGTGATCTTCTCAAAGCAATCAAAGAACGCAGTCAAAAGAAAGCTGAATTTGGTTATGGAATTCTGACGGGTGATGTATACGTTCGGACTCTTTTAGAAGGTGCTGGATTGGATGCCTGTTATCGTGCAGGATCAAAGGGAAGCACCTCTTTCAACGATGCTTTGCAGAAGGCAGCAGAAACACTTGTTTATTGCAACGAGGACATGGTTGCGGAAGAGTCCAGATACAGAAAGGACGTGAAGGATACATCGCTCAGTGGAGTAGAATTACCTCCGAACACTCTGATGGTATTTCGGCACATTCTAACCACACCTCGCAAGGATCGCGATGGAGATATTTTAAGAACACAAGGAGCAGTGGTGGATCCCAAGATGCTGCTTCTTTGGCAACATGTTCACACATTACCAATCGGCAAGATGTTGGTTGTATCAGATCACAATGAGGATAGGTTGCAGTTAGTATCTTGCATTGTAGACATGAATGGACTTTGTCATGATGCTGCTGTAATGGTTGACAATGACATGGGTCGGTTCAGTCATGGGTTTCGTGCATTAGAATTTGAAACGATTAAAGCAGACAATGGAGATGGATTTGATATCAAAGAATTTGAGATCATGGAAGAGTCTTTGGTTTCTGTTCCATCTAATGTTGATGCTGATACAGAAGAAGTCATTTTGTCTTTGGTAGAGGGTGGAAAATTAACGTCACCATTGATGAAAGAGTATGGAAAGTCATTGCGAAGTCGGGCTAATGTGCAGGCTAATGTTCCTTTGGATTTGAAGGATGAGGAGACAGAAGATGAAGACATCAGTGGAGGTGGAGAGGATTCGGCAGAAGGACAAGGAAGTGAGCAAGGTACAACCAGTACATCAGAAGAAACCAAAACTGGAACAGAAGAAACGACCACGACCAGTGACACAGAAGTGAAGATAGCAGGTCCATTGGAAGGATCTTGGGAAGATGTAACCAGGAAGTTGTTTCCAAAGGTTAAGAGTTATCTTGCAGTTGCCGGTGTTCGGGGGATCGATGAAGAGGATTGGGTTTCCATCATCGCTACGTTTTCTAATTACGTGGTGGTTTGTATAGAGAAACCTGAATGTGGTGTTACTGATGAATTTCGATACTGGCGAGTTGATTGGACGATGGTGGATGGTGAGCCTGGGTTCACTGGAGAACCATTACCTGTTGACATTGTAACCACGACTGAGATGCGAGAACGATCTACTTTGTTTCCTTTGAAGAATCCAACCACGGAGATTTCGGAAGAGGAAGTAAAAGTAACTGTTGAGGATGCGATGGCCATAGTCATCGCTCGTGCAGATCAAGATCAGTGGAATCG